GAGTTGATACCGACAATAAGTCTTTCTCCCCAAAAGGCAGATTCTTTTAAATAATCTAAGTGGCCTCGATGTAAAATATCGAAGCATCCATTCGTAAATACTGTTTTCATTAAAAATATATATTAGCTGATAAGCATTTCCTAATATTTTCGGTTTTATTTTTAAACACGCCGTGTTCTAACCAACTTGGAAATAATAATAGCTTCCTTTCTTGTGGAGATATTCTTACCATATTTGGTAAATGTGATGTATTGGCTGTAAACTTTTGTTGACCAGGGCTAGAAAAATAAAAATCTCCATCTTTCCCGTTACTAGCAATATAATAAGCTACTGATATGCTTGCTGAACCATGTGAATGCTGCTGAGCATAATCGCCTTTTTCATATTTTGTTATCCAAGAAGTTCTTGAAAAGTTTCCAATATATCCTCCAATGTTTTTAGAATATTCTTCTATATGCTTTATAAGCTCATCATTAAATTCTGATAAGTCAAATTGTGATATAACATCGGATTGAAAATTTGCAGTTCCGTCGGCGGATATATTCATTTTATGTGCTTCTGAAGAATGTTCAACCGGATAATCCCATTGAACATTTTCTAATTTATCCATAGTTGTATTATGAACAGCTTCAGTAATTTCACCTTCATATACATTAATTGGAAAAATTTGTATTGTGTTTCCAGTTATCATTGTTCTATTATAACACACTTCCTAGTAATTGTAAACGTATAAATAGATAAAAGTTTTTGAAAAGGAACGAATATGGCAGCACCAACATCAAGGCAAGGATTGATCGACTATTGTCTTCGTAGACTCGGTGATCCTGTATTAGAGATCAATGTAGATGACGATCAACTTGAAGAGAGAGTTGATGATGCATTACAGATGTATCAAGAGTTTCACTCTGACGCTACGATTAAAACATACCTAAAGCATCAGGTTACACAAACTGATGTTGATAATGGTTATATTCCTATTTCTTCTAATATTATATATGTATCTCGCTTATTACCGATCAATTCTTCATTCGGCTCTTCTCGTAACTTCTTTGATATAAAATATCAGTTGATGTTAAATGATATTGCTGATATGCAAAACTTTGCCGGTGACTTGGCTTACTATGAGCAATTGCAACAATATCTATCGTTATTAGATATGAAGCTAAATGGGCATCCGCAAGTAGAATTTGCTAGACGACAAGATAGGCTTTATATACATGGTTCGTTTGCTGAAAAAGAAATAAAGGTAGGAGATTTTGTAGTTGCAGAGATATATCAAATAATAGATCCAGATACTCATACAAGTGTATATGATGATATGTGGTTAAAGGATTATTCTACTCAGTTGATAAAACAACAATGGGGTGCAAACCTAATTAAGTTCGAAGGAATGCAATTACCTGGAGGCGTTACACTAAACGGTAGACAGTTATATGACGATGCTTTACAAGAAATTGATAGGCTTCGCGAACGCATACGTTTAGAACATGAACTTCCACCTAACTTTTTTGTAGGTTAACATGGCACGAAATATTTATTTCTCAGATGCAATTAGATCTGAACAGAAGCTCTATGAAAATATAATCATAGAATCTCTAAAGATGTATGGACAAGATGTCTATTATCTACCACGTACTGTTGTAAATGAGAATAGAATATTAGGCGAAGACGTATCGTCAAAATTTAGTAACTCTTATAAGATTGAGATGTACATTGAAAACACAGAAGGATTCGACGGCGAAGGAGACCTATTCACTAAGTTCGGAGTTGAGATACGGGATGAAGCTACTTTTATCGTGTCTCGAAGACGTTGGAATACTACGGTTGGCAAAGTTGATAACCAAATAGAAGGTGAAAGACCGAGAGAAGGAGATCTCATATTCCTTCCACTTTCTAAATCAATGTTTGAAGTTATGCATGTAGAACACGAGCAACCATTTTATCAGTTAGCAAATCTACCTACATTTAAAATGCGTTGTCAACTATTTGAATATTCTGGTGAAGATCTTGATACAGATCTTACTACCATAGATACTATAGAACAAACAAATGCATACGAATTTGATATGGTATTAAGTGGCGTGAGTGGAGATTTCCAAATAGGCGAGAGAGTAACACAAACTCTTGTTGATGGAACTGTATTAGGCGCAGAGGTTTCTGAATGGGTATCTAGTACAAATTCACTTTCAGTTATTCATTTAGGCGGAAGTGACGGAAAATTCCATCTGCCAACTACAGGAAAACTTATTACTGGTCAAGAATCAAATGCGACTGGAACTGTATCATCGTTTACGGAAGATAATCAAATGCATGCCAATGAACAAAATGATGATTTTGCAGGTTTAGACTTTATTGACTTTAGTGAGACAAATCCATTTGGGGATCCTAGTTAATGTTTGGAAATTATTTTTATCATCAAAGAATACGAAAAGCCGTAGCTACGTTTGGTGCTATGTTTAATGACATATACGTTTTGCGAAAAGATGCTAGCGGTGGTATTATTAACACACAAAAAGTACCTTTATCGTATGGACCTAAACAAAAGTTTTTAGATAGAATTAGAGAAGTACCTGATTTAGAAGAACGCAGAGTAGCGGTAAAGCTTCCTCGTATGTCATTTGAGATTATGAATATTTCTTATGATCCGGCAAGGCAGCTGCCAAAAGCTAATGTTACTGCACGTGCCCCCGTGGCCGGTACAATCTTATCTCGTAGTAAGATAGAAGTTGGCGTTCCATATATGATTAGCTTTCAACTAAGTGTCTTTGCAAAAATGCAAGATGACGCTTTGCAGGTGGTTGAACAAGTTATACCATATTTTAATCCGCAGTATACTTTAAGCATTAAACCTTTTGACGATATTGATACTATAAAAGAAGACGTACCAATTATTTTGACTGGCGTCACAATGAATGATGACTATGAAGGTGAGGTTGCTTCACGTAGAACAATAGTATATACCATGGACTTTGATATGCATGTTACGTTTCATGGACCGGTTGCATCTAGTGGTATTATACGTACAGCTATTACTGATATTCTTGATATTAATGCCGGGCTTAATGATTCAGATGTTCCATTAGAAAGAATAACAGTAACACCTAATCCAGGCAGTGCGAGCCCAGACAGTGACTTTGGATTTACAACAAATATATTAGGAATTGACAGTGCGTTATGATGGATTCAAATACAGCTAATAATGACTTTGAGTATGCTCGACAGATATATCACGATCTGTTGGCAAAAGGATCTGAGTCAATGGAAGAAATGATGGAGGTTGCAAGGGCGACCGAGCATCCTCGTGCCTTTGAAGTTTTGTCTAATATGATGAAAAACATGGCAGACATCAACGGTAATCTTATGGATATGCATAAGAAGAAAAAAGACTTTGAACAAAAAGAACAGAAAGCTTTGCCTCAAGGGCAGACTACAAATAATGTTTTTGTTGGATCTACTTCAGATTTACAACGTATGCTACAAGATGAAATGATTGATGTTACTCCAAAAGAATGACACATACTTAGGTAATCCTAATGTAAAACGAGACGGAATAGTTACTCAATGGACAAACGAAGAAGTTCTTGAGTATGCTCGTTGTATGAAAGATCCGTCACACTTTGCCACAACTTATTGTAAGATTATATCTCTTGATGAGGGATTAGTTCCTTTTGAATTATATCCTTATCAAGAAAAAATGTTTAACGCGTTTGATAAAAATCGTTTTAACATAGTATTAGCGTGCCGACAGTCTGGTAAATCTATATCTTCAGTAGCATACCTATTATGGTACGCTTTATTTCATACAGAAAAAACTATTGCTGTTATGGCAAACAAAGGTGCTACGGCTCGTGAAATGCTTGGTCGTATTACACTTATGCTAGAAAATCTACCTTTTTTCTTACAGCCCGGTTGTAAGGCTTTGAATAAGGGGTCGATTGAGTTTTCAAATAATTCACGGATCGTTGCGGCTGCAACGTCTGGCTCCTCGATTCGAGGTATGTCTGTGTCGTTATTGTATTTAGACGAGTTTGCATTTGTGGAAAATGCTGCTGAGTTTTATACGTCGACATATCC